TCAGCTGAGGCGTGCCGTGGGTGGGGCCTGGTCGTTGTCGAAGGTGATGACCTCTTCGCCCAGCCACTCATTGAGCGCAGTAAACCGCGCCTGCAGGGGCAGCAGCTCGTTGGCGGTCCAGATGTCTGACGCGTCCTTGGGTGAACCAAAGCCGCCGGCGTTCACCGGGACAATCCCCAGTAGCTGCGGCGGCACCCGCAGTGCCGCCAGCTGGTCATCTCTGCTGACGTTTTTGATTGAGCCGAAATCATCCTTCGCTGCCACCTCGCTGATCGGGATCACCTGCAGGCCGTCCTTCTTGCCACCTGGTGCGTACACCAGCAGGTTGCGGAAGTTGCCCGGGCCTTTGCTTTGCTTCATGGCATCGCTGATGGCTGCAATGTCCTTCTCATCGTGCACCGTGTCGTTGATATACAGCACAAAGCCGGCGTGCGATCCGTTCTGGTAATACTTGCGGCGGAACAGCGTGGCGGACTCATTCAGCAGCGCGCTATGCAGCGCCGCGTACCACTCGGGCACGCCATAAATCTCCTGGTTAATGTCGGCATCACGCAGCTGAAAAACGGCGCCCTTCTTGAAAGCGTGCTCATCCTGCCAGCCGCGGACGTAGTAGTAGGTGTCGAGGTCCTCCCCGCGCCGGGTGTACTTGGAAAGCGCCGGCAGCAGCTGCATGGGTTCGCGCAGCCGATTCTCTTTGCGCTCCAGGTACCCGTTACCGCTCCATAGGAAATCAAGCGCGAACTGTTCGAAGTGCTGACGGGTCAGCAGCGGGTGCGGCACAAACGAACGGCTCAGCATGTTGCGCTTGAACATCAGCCCGGATTGCAGGAATACCGACGCCCTGGTCGCCTTGGCCAGCCCGGCCAAGGACAGCGGCGGTTCATACCAGCGCCCATTCATCCAGCATTCAAGGTGGTCGAGCAGCTCACGGCTATCGAGCACCGGCATAGGGTCGCCAAAGGTGAACGCCTGGATGCCATCCTTCGGGCCGGTTTCGGGTGTCTCGTTGCTCATCCAATAATCTCCATGCGCGCTGTATTGGCGCCGGTGCGCCCTTCCAGCGGTTCGTTGTGTAGTGCGTGGAAAAGCGCCCACGCTAGATCCGCGTGGCCGGTCTCATCTGTGCGGCCGGCGACAAAGGTCATCTGCCGCCCGCTGGGGGTCATCGTCTTGCGGATCGCCATGAGGCTGGCGGCCAGATCGGTCCAGCCGGCATCAAACTGCAGGCGCGCGTTGCGGATCACGTCCATGGCTTTCATCACCAGGCGCACCTTGACCTCGGGCGAATAGCTGAACGTGGTCAGCCCTGGAAAGAACTGGCGCACCAGCTGGGCAACGCCGGTGCCCATGCCCGTGGTATCAAGCCCGATATAGGTCACCCGGTAGCGCTGCGTCACCTTGCGGATGAACTCGGCCTGGGCCTGAAAATCCATACCTTTGAACTGGTGTCTCTCCAGCACCCGGAAGTGCCCGCCCGCAACCAGCGGCGGCATAACCACAGTCAACCCCGCGCTGTCGCCGCTCTCCGATGGGTCGTACCCTACCCAGACGGGCCGCTCACCCACTGGCCGTGGCGCAAACGGCTTATAGTCGTCCCACACTTCCCAGGTATCGACCATGCAGGGCTGCAGCAGCTTGAGCGGGAATATCGAGTCGCCGTCATCGATGAACAGACACATCAGCAGGTTGGCAAAAGCGTCGGCGTCGTATTCCTCGCGCAGCTCTTCGAGGTCGAACAGGTCACACCCACGCGCCTCAGCATCCAGAATCGTGACGATCTGCCGCCACACGCGGTCTTCACACAGCCGCCCTTGCGCCAGGGCGTCGTGGCTCACATCGATGCGCACCCGCTTGTCAGCCGGCAGGCGCTTGTTACGCTGCTCACCGGTCCAGATCGGGTAGGCCTCATGGGCCATGGTGGATGGTGTGCTGAAATAGGTTTTGCGCCACTTCTTGTGCAGCGCCATACCCGACGCCACCTTGTTGATCTGCTGGAAGCCGTGCACCCAGAAGAACTCATCGAAGTAGAAGTTGCCGCTGCGCCCCTGAGCCGTCCGGTAGTTGGTACCCAGAAAGTGCAGCTCCGCCCCGTTCCACAGGACGATGGGGTCACCTGTCAGCTTGACGCCCACCACGTCATTGAGAAACGCCTGCATGTAGGTTTTGAACTGGTGCGCCTGGGCCCTGCTGGCTGACAGGAAAATCTGGTTGCGGCCGGTGGTGATGGCATCGATCAGCGCTTCCCGTGCGAAATAGTACGTAGCACCGATCTGCCGAGACTTGAGAATCATCCGGGTGCGCATATTGCCCGCGCGGTACCAGTCCAGCTGGTAATCGAAGCACCCTTCGCGGAAGGCATCGACCAGCTGCTCGATCTGCTCTTCGCTCAGCTCGTTGCGCGTTGGCGCCTTCTTCGGCCCCGCGTTGCGCGCTGCGATGTTCGGGTTTAGATCGGTCTCGGTACCGCCGCCCTGATAACGCTGGATCCGCGCCTGGCGCTCAAGCTGGCGGTGCAGCAGGTCTATCTCTTTGAAGTCACCGCCGGTCTTCGGGTCTTTCAGAATCAGCTGGACTAAACGGGCTTCCAATGCACCGCCCACCCGCTCTACAGTATCGGCGCGGTCCCAGGCGTCGCGGTCCTTCCAGCTGTGGATGGTCTTGGCGTTTTCGTTCAGGTAGTCGGCGATATCGCACACGCGCCAGCCCGTCCAGTACAGGAAGCGAGCGTGCCGGCGGTTGTCGATCTGGGGCGGTGCGATAGCGTTCATGCAGCAGATGCTGACGCCCGCGCGCGTACTGCGCTCACCCGCCACGGTGTAGCGTCCCCCGCCCCACCTGTGCTGCGTTGCTGGCAGCGCGCCCACTGCCGACCATGCCCTCAACACCTATCTGGTTTCAGGATTGAGGACGCAAGGCATGGCAACCAAATCTCGCTCGAAGTTCTTCCGCGTCGCCGTTGAAGGCGGTACCACCGACGGTCGCAAGATCGAGCGCCAGTGGCTCGAAGATGCCGCCGCCAACTACAACACCAACACCTACAGTGCGCGTGTCTGGATGGAGCACTTTCGCAGCATCACCGCAGACGGCCCCTTCCGCGCCTACGGCGACGTGGTAGCCCTCAAGACTGAAGAGGTCGAGGTTGCCGGTCAGAAGCGCCTGGCGCTGTTCGCGCAGATCGAGCCCACCGACGAGCTGATCGCCATCAACAAAAAGCGCCAGAAGCTGTTCACCAGCATCGAGATCAACCCGCGCTTCTCCGATACCGGCAAGGCGTATATGGAAGGCCTGGCAGTCACCGACAGCCCCGCCAGCCTGGGTACCGAAATGCTGACCTTTTCCGCTCAGAACCCTGACGTTAACCCGCTGGCCGGCCGCAAGCAGCACAAGGACAACCTGTTTACCGAGGCGCTGGAAGTCGAGCTCGACTTCGAAGACGTCACCCCCGCCGAGCCGAGCAAAGCCGAAGGCATCTTCGCCCGTGTGCGAGAAGCTCTCGGCAAGCAAAAGGACAAAGAGGGCAAGGACGCCACCCTTTTCAACGAGCTGGGGCAAAGCGTCGAAGAGATCGCCCAGCACTTGGCGAACCAGGACAAACAGGTAACCCAGCTCAAGGCTGAGCTGGATACGTTGCGCACCGACTTCAAGAGTGCATCCGAGCAACTCAAGAAGCTCGAAAACGAACCCGATCAGGACTACACCCAGCGCCCGCCGGCGACTGGTGGAGAGGGCCAGATCCTGGCCACTTACTGAGCCTGACCTAACGCTGACATTGCCAGACCAACCCTGACGCACGGACGGAGCACCTCATGCGCAACCAAACCCGAATTGCCTTCAACGCCTACTGCGGCCAGATTGCCAAGCTCAACCGCGTGGCAGAGGCAGTGCAGAAGTTCAACGTAGAGCCCACCATCCAGCAATCGCTGGAAACCGGGATTCAGGAATCCACCGACATGCTCGGCCGGATCAACATCCTCGGCGTTACCGAGCAATCGGGCGAAGCGTTGCTGCTGGGTGTGAACGGCCCCATTGCCAGCCGCACCAACACCGCTGGCGGTACCCGCCGCAATCCCAAGGATCGCAGCGCCCTGACCAAAGACACCTACAACTGTAAGAAGACCGACTATGACTCGGCCTTCCCCTACCAGTTGCTGGATCAATGGGCCAAGTTCAAAGACTTCCAGGCACGACTGAGCAGCGCTATCGCCAAGCGCCAAGGGCTGGACCGCATCATGGTCGGCTTCAACGGCACCAGCGCAGCGGTCACCACCGACATCGACGCCAACCCGCTGGGGCAGGACATCAACATCGGCTGGCTGGAGAAAATCCGCCTTGGCGCGCCGGACCGCGTGATGGATGAAGTGGTCGACGCATCCGGCGAAGTCACCATCGGCGCCACCGGTGACTACAAGTCGCTGGATGCTCTGGTGTACGACGCAGTGCAGATGCTCGACCCGTGGCACCGCAACCATCCAGACCTTGTAGTCATGGTTTCGCGCAACCTGCTGCACGGCAAGCTGCTGAAAGCCGTTGAGCGTGGTGCCGAGTCCAACGAAGAAGAGCTGGCCGCTGACGAGATCGTCAGCAAGGCCCGCCTGGGTGGTCTGCGCCCGTATGACGCCCCCTACTTCCCGGATAACACCGTGCTGGTCACCACCCTGAGCAACCTGTCGATCTACTGGCAGGAAGGTGGCCGCCGCCGGCACATCAAAGATGAACCGGAATACGACCGCGTTGCGGACTATCAGTCCTCCAACGACGCCTACGTCATCGAAGACTTCGGCCTGGTCGCTCTGGTCGAGAACATCACCGAGGTATAACCATGCCGCTGTCACCCGCCCAACGGTCACAGCAACGCAAGCGCGCCGCACTCGCGGCCGCTGCGACTGGCCCGAACCAAACCATGGAAGGCGCCACCGCCTACGAGCTCCAACTCGCCCAGCTGCACCAGCACCGGCAGCAGCTCAAGCAGGTGCAGAGCCAAGAGCAGAAAGCCGAGCTCAAGCGCCGCATTCTGCCTGACTACGCCCCCTACATTGAGGGCGTAGTCAGCGCCGGCAAAGGTGCCCAGGACGAAGTGCTCACCACTGTCATGCTCTGGCACTTTGACGCCGGTGATTACGCCGCCGGCATGCGCATCGGTGAATACGTGCTCGAGCACAACCTCACCATGCCCGACCGCTTCAACCGTAGCGCCGCCTGCCTGATCGCAGAAGAGCCCGCAGAGCTGGCCCTGCGCGCCATCAAGGCTGGCCACAGCTTCCCGGTTGCGCCGCTGCTCGACGCCCTGCGCATTACCCAAGGGCACGACATGCCAGACCAGGCACGCGCCAAACTGCACCTAGCCATCGGCAGCGCACAGGCCCACGGCATCCAAGGCGACAAGCTCACCGAAGACCAGGCAGAGCTGCTGGAAAGCGCAAGCGAACACCTCACCCGCGCCATCGAACTGCACGACAAGTGCGGTGGCAAAAAAACACTGGAAGGCGTCACCCGTCTTCTGAAAAAACACGCCGGCAACAACGGCTAACAGAGCGTCTCCCCACGCACCGGCGGCTCGGGGCTGATCAGCGGTTTGTTCCTTTCCTGCTGTGACGCCCCGACCACCGCCGACTATAAGGGCAGCCCCATGAGCGGATTCATCGGCCAAGCGGCCACCCAGCCTTTCGTCCTCAGCAACGACCCTTTCTTCCCTGAGATCGACGCCACTGACCTGCGGGCCTCCGTGCGTCTGTCCGGCGACGTATCAGACAAGCGCCTCGAAACCGCAATCGTCGATGCCATGCTCACCACCAACCGCGAGCTCAAAGACAAGAAGGCTGAGTGGCTCGCCGCTGGCCACACCGCCCTGGCACAAGTTGACCCTGCAACCATCGCCAACCGCAACGCCCTTGAGCAGCTGTACACCCGTGCCGTGCAAGCTCTGGTGGCCGCGGAGCATGCCGAGCGCTATCGCGGCTACGACGCCACCGCCAGCGGTGTGCGAGAGGATGCAGAGCAGCTGCCCACCGCCGACGACTACCGCCGCGACTATCGCCACGCCCTGCGCGATCTGCTCGGCACCGGCCACGCCACCATCGAGCTCATCTGATGGCCACCGCCCGAGCCCAGCAAGGCGACACCCTGGACGCCATCGCATGGCGGCAGTTTGGCCGCACCGCCGGCGTGGTCGAGCAGCTGCTGCAACTCAACCCGGGCCTGGCCGACCAAGGCCCGATCATTGCCACCGGCACGCTCATTCAGCTGCCAGACCAACCCGCTACCAACCAAACCCAAACGCTCAACCTCTGGGACTGAAAGGACGCATCATGGCCGAGCCCACAACCAGCACCGTCGTTGCCACCGCCGTAGCCGGCGTTGGCCTGTCTGCCTTCATCCCCCAGCTGGACGGCAACGCCCTGTTTGGCGCCATCATCGGCGCCGCACTGATCGCCGTTAATCAACGCGACATGAAATACTGGCAGCGCCTGCTCGGCCTGCTGGTGTCCATCGGCGCCGGCTACGTCAGCGCCGCTGAAATCGTCACCCAAACCCCTATTACCCGCACTGCCCCCGCCGCATTTATCGGCGCCGTCCTCGTTGTGCCCGTGGCACTCAAGGCACTGGAAGTCATCGAGAAAACCGACTTTGCCAGCCTGGTGCCCGGCTGGCTCAAAAGGGGCAAGGGAGAATGACCATGCTCAGCACCCTGTTCGCCACCCTGGTAGCCGCCACCCACATCATCACCGCACTGCGCCTGGTGTGTTACCGCCGGCGCGGCGCGCGGATCCGCCGGGGTATCTCACTGCTGGCCGCGCTGCTGATCGGCACCCTGCTGTGCAACGCGGTGGAAATCATCATCTACCGCCAGCCGGTCACCCTCTGGCAGGGCTCGCTGGCCATCCTGTTGCTCATTCTGGTGTATCGCTCACGCGGCAACCTGGCCGCCCTGCTGAGGGCCACCCCATGACCGTACTCAAACACGGCAGCACCGGTAGCGCCGTCCTGCAGCTGCAGCACAAGCTCAATGCTGCCGGTGCAAAGCTGTTTCCTGATGGGCATTACGGCCCCCTGACTGAACAGGCCGTGCGGACATACCAGCTGCGCGCCGGCCTGGTCGCCGACGGCATTGCCGGCCCCAGCACATTGCGCGCCCTGGGCGGCGGTGACTGCTGCCGGCTGCTGCAAAACAACGCCGTACTGGCGGCCGCCACGCGGCTGGGTGCGGATGTTGCAGCCATCTACGCCGTGACAGAAGTAGAAAGCCTGGGTGAGGGGTTTCTCAGCAACGGCAAGCCCAAGATTCTGTTTGAGCGGCACGTCATGCACCAGCGGCTCAGCCTGCAGCGTCACGAAAGCGACGACGCCGCCGCCCTCAAGGCCCACGCCGATGAGCTGGCCACCCTATACCCCAACCTGGTCAACCCGCGTGCAGGCGGCTACGCCGGCGGTACCGCAGAACATCAGCGCCTGGCCCAGGCCTGCATGATCGATGCGCTGTGCGCGCCAGAGTCCGCCAGCTGGGGCACCTTCCAGATCATGGGCTACCACGCCGAGCGCCTTGGCTACGCCAGCATTGACGACTTCACCCAACGCATGGCCAAGGATGAAAACGAGCACTTTGAAGCCTTCATCCGCTTCATCGAGGCAGACCCGGCCCTGCACAAAGCACTCAAAGCCAAACGCTGGACCGAGTTCGCCCGCCGCTATAACGGCCCCGCCTACGCCCGCAACCTGTACGACGTGAAGCTGGCCCGCGCCTATCAGCGTTACCAGGAACAAACCGCAGAGGTGCCCGCATGACCGAAGCTCATTTGGACGCAATCCGCAAACTGAAGATCGAAGATGGCGATATCTTGGTGCTCCCCCAAGACGTAAGCCCGTCCGACATCAACCAATTCATGGACACCCTGCGAGAGCTAGCCACGCCGCCACAGCGTGTAATGGTGATTGTTGGGCCGCTCGACAAACTGTCCGAGGCGGACATGAACGCCGCCGGCTGGTACCGCAAATGACCACCCTGCGCCAAAGCCTCTACGGCCTCGCCCTGCTCGCGGCGCTGGCCGGCCTGCTGTACATGCAGCACCAGCGCGTGCAGATCGCCCAGGGCGCCACCAAGCTCGCAAACGAGCGCGCCCAGACGGCAGAGCAGCAGAGCACCGCCCGCCAGCAAACAATCACCGCTCTCAACAGCGCGCTGGCCAGCGAGCGCAGCGCCCAGCAACAGCTGCAGCAGGAGCACGCCGGCATCCGGCAGCAGCTGCGCACCAGCCAACAACAGATCGAGGCACTAACCCGTGAAAACGAAGAGCTACGCAAGTGGGCTAGCACTGAGCTGCCTGATACTGCTCGCCGCCTGCGCACCCGCCCCGCCATTACCGGCGCCGCAGACTATCGCGCTTGGCTGTCCCGCCGTAACGCCCTGCACCCTGTCACCAACCGAGCCCCAGACCAACGGCCACCTGCTGACTGACGTAGACGTAACAGAGGCCGATTGGGCCGAGTGCGCCGCCAAGGTCGATATGGTTTACCAGCACCAGGAGCAACAGCGTGTACAAGCCCAGCAGCCTCAAGCAACACCTGATCAGCAGCGTTAAAGAGCTGCAGCTCAGCCCAGACAAGGTGCTGGTGTTTATGGACGACGGCAACGTGGTGTGCTCCAGCGCCCCCGGCCTGTCGTTTGAGTACCGCTACACCCTCAAACTGATCATCACCGACTTTGCCGGCCAGCCTGACGGCGTGTTCATCCCCCTACTGGCCTGGGTGGGCGAACACCAGCGCGAGCTGCTGGACAACTATGAGCAGCGCCAGGACGCCATCGCGTTCAATGCCGAGGTGCTCGCCAATGACCTGGTAGACATCGAGATCAGCCTGCCGCTGACCGAGCGCGCCATCGTCAGGGCCGAGCCAGGCGGCGAACTCAGCGTTAGCCACCCGCCAGAGCCACAGCAGGAGCCCTTCCTGCCCGCCGGCACCTATCAGCTGCGCGACGCCAGCAACGAGCTGCTGGCCGAGTGGCAAAGCGGTGCCCCGGCACCGGGCTACGGCAGCACCGTAGATGACTGACAACCTGCAAGCCCTGGAAGATTGGGCCGGCGCCCTTCTCAACCGGCTGGAGCCCAAAGCCCGCCGCCAGCTCTGCCAAAGCATCGCCCGTGACCTGCGCCGCAGCCAGCAGCAACGCATCAGAGCGCAACGCAACCCCGACGGCACACCCTACGCCCCCCGCAAAAAGCAGCTGCGCAGCAAGTCCGGCCGCATCCGTCAGCGCAAGATGTTTACCCGCCTCAGCCAAGCCAAGCACCTCAAAGCCCACGCCACCGCCAACGGCCTCAGCACCGGCTTTGTTGGGCGCACCGCCTGGATTGCCCGCGTGCATCAACGCGGCCTGCGCGACACCGCAGCCAAAGGTGGCCCAGAGATCGACTACCCCCAGCGCGTGCTGCTCGGCCTAACCGCCGATGACCTGGACATGATTCGCACCCGCCTGCTCGACCACCTGACGTAACCACGTCACGCGCCCCCCGCTCAGACACCCGACCCGTGCGCCGCGCGCGCGGGTGGGCAATTCTGGCCCGCATGAACCCCATCGCCGAACTGCACCGCCGTCTCGATAACCTGCTGCGCCCGGGCACCATCTACGCCGTGGACGCATCGCAGGCCCGCTGCCGTGTCAAATCTGGCGAGCTGCTAACCGACTGGCTGCCGTACTTTGTGCACCGCGCCGGATCCCGCCGCGATGTCGAGCACCCAACAGCCGGCGAACAGTGCCTGGTACTCAGCCCGAGCGGCGTGATTGCCGCAGGCCTGGTACTGGTGGGCATCAACTCTGACCAGTTCACCGCCCCGCACAGCAACCCGGCCCTGCACAGCAGCCATTTCAGCGACGGCGCGGTCATCAGTTACAACCGCGAAACCCACACCCTGACCGCAACACTGCCCGCTGGCGGCAGCGCCGCCATCACTGCCCCGGCCGGGGTGCAGATCACTGGCGATGTCACCATCACCGGCACCGTCACCGTCAGCGAAGACGTGATCGCCAGCGGCAAAAGCCTAGTGCACCACGTTCACACCGGCGTGGAACGCGGCAACAGCCTAACGGACGCGCCCGCATGAACGGCATGAGCACCACCGGCAAGGCCATCAGCGGGCTGGAGCATCTGCGCCAATCCATCGCCGACATCATCACCACCCCCATCGGCACCCGCGTCATGCGCCGCGACTACGGCAGCCTGGTGCCGTCGCTGATCGACTCACCGCAAAACCCGGCCACCACCGTGCGGCTGTACAGCGCCATCACCAGCGCCCTGATGCGCTGGGAACCGCGCCTGCGCCTGAGCCGGTTGGCCATCACGCATACCGACGCCGGCGCCGCCGTGCTGGACCTGGAAGGCGAGAACACCGAAACCGGCAACGCAGTCAGTCTGCAAGTGCCGCTGCAACTGGGGGCCGCATGAGCGCGTTTACAGGGGTTGATCTGTCGCAGCTGCCGCCGCCAGACGTCATCGAGCAACTGGACTTTGAGACCATACTGGCCAACGTGCTTGCGGACCTGCAGGGGGTGTATCCAGAGTTCGACGCCCTGGTCGAGTCTGACCCGGCCTATAAAGTCGCCGAGGTGCTGGCCTATCGTGAGCTGCACCTGCGTCAACGCATTAATGAGTCTGCCCTCGCAACCATGCTGGCCTTTGCCGACGATGCCGACCTGGACCACATCGGCGCCCGCTACGATGTCGAGCGCCTGGTCGTAGACCCCGGTGACGCCGCCGCCATTCCGCCGGTGCCCGCCACCCATGAGCCAGACGACGATTTCCGCCGGCGCATCCAGCTCAGCTTTGAGGCGTTCACAACGGCAGGCTCAACCGGCAGTTACATCTATCACGCGCTGTCAGCCAGCGGGCAGGTGCGCGACGCTTCAGCCACCAGCCCCGCACCTACGCAGGTCACCGTCTATGTGCTGTCCCGCACTGCTGACGGTACTGCTGATGAGTTTCTGTTGGCAGACGTGCTGGCCGCGCTCAACGCAGAACAAGTGCGGCCCATGACAGACCTGGTCACTGTGCTGTCGGCTTCCATCGTTGAATACCAGATAGAGGCAGAGCTCACCCCCTACCCAGGCCCCGACGCCGGTCTGGTTGTGGCTGCTGCGCATGCCGCCCTGCAAACCTACGTGGATAGCGTTCACCGCCTGGGGTACGACGTGACCTTGTCCGGCGTGCTGGCCGCACTGCACAAGCCTGGCGCTCAGCGCGTGCGCCTGATCGGCGCCACGCCGGCGGCTGATGCCGAGGGCAGGCTGCTGGCCATCAGCGATGCCGAGGCCGCCTATTGCACTGCCATCAACATCACCCTGGCCGAGGTGCCTGATGTCTGATGCCTCGCTGCTACCGCCCAACGCCAGCGCCGCCGAGCGTGCGCTGGCAGCCAGTGCTGCGCGGCTGACCGCGCTGCCAGTGCCGCACCGCACCCTACACGACGCAGACACCGCCCCCGAGGCCCTGCTGCCGTGGCTGGCCTGGGAGTATTCGGTAGACGAGTGGGACACCAACTGGGCAGAAGACCAACGGCGCGGCGCTATTGCCGCTGCAATTGCCGTGCACCGGCACAAAGGAACCATTGGCGCGGTACGCGCTGGGCTGGCCGGCATCGGCATCAACGTGCGCGTGCAAGAGTGGTTCGCGCAGATCCCGCAGGGCGAACCCGGCACCTTCCATCTTCTGATCAACGCGAGCCAGTACCCGGTCACCCTGGAGAACCTGCACCGTGTCATCGCCGTGCTGGAGCAATCCAAAAACCTGCGCAGCCACATGACCCTAGCCCAGCTCAGCGCCACCACCGTGGCCACGCTGCGCAGTGCTGCTGTCAGCGTCAGCGGGCACGACGTCGGCGTCACCTACGCCGTGAGTAGTCTGGCGCTGCTCATGGAGGCGCAGGCCAACGGCCAAGCGCAGACGCAAAACGCTACCAACCGGCTGCACACCCTCATTCACACAACACTGCCCGCACCGGGCTACTGGTAACCACATGAGCCTGTACAACAGCGTTGAACAATTCGAGGCAGACGTCACCCTGGCGCATCTGATAGTCCACGGCGACGAGAACGCCACGGCAGAAACCGAAGGCGGCCCCGTCGACAGCTTCGCCAAGCTGATGGCCGAACTGCGCGCCGCCGTGGGTGACGAGTTCGACACCGCCGCCATCCTGCAGCGCCTCAGCGCGCTGGAGGCCAAACCCGCCCCGGTGCCGGTGCAAACCGTCGCCGCCAGCCGCGCCCTGGTACTGGCCGACGCCAGCCAATACCTGGCCGTGGATAGCGCCGCAGCCGTCACCCTCACCCTGCCAGCCCAGGCCACCGTCGCCTGGCCGGATAACACCGAGATTTACATTCAGCAGATCGGCGACGGCCAAGTCACCATCGCCGCCAGCGCCGTCACCATCATCACCGAAGAGACATTGACCACTCGCAAGAAGGGCTCCCCCGTCACCCTCAAGCGCCTGGGAGCGGATCTGTGGACGCTGTTTGGCTCGCTGGAGGCTGCAGCGTGATTCGGGGGGTCATAGCCAGCGCCAATGCACCAGCCGCTACCGGGGCAGCGGCAACCGGCGGCACGGTCACGGATATCGACGTTGGCGGCATCGCATACAGGGTTCACACCTTTACCGAATCAGGCAGCTTTGAGGTTACCGGGGCAGCGGTCGAGGTTGACTATCTGGTCGTGGCTGGCGGCGGGTCTGGAGGGGGAGCAAATACCGGCGGTGGTGGCGGTGCCGGTGGAATGTTGCAAGGCACAACCATGATTTCTGCCGGGAGCCATGCGGTAGTTGTGGGGGCTGGTGGCATAGCTTCGGCAACCTACGGTATCGGCGTCAATGGTGAAAGCTCAGCTTTGGGCGGCTTGATTGCCGACGGTGGCGGTGGCGGTGGTCGCTCACAAATCAGTTCAGCTGCTGGCCTGTCGGGCGGCAGCGGTGGTGGCAGTGGTGGCCGTTGGACTGAATCTAGTCCGCCAGTGCGAGCTACCGGAACCAGCGGACAGGGTAATGACGGCGGAATTTGGACGCTAGCCCAGTCAGTTGGAACAAACTACCGAACTGGTGGCGGTGGTGGTGGCGCTGGTGAGGCCGGGGACGATGCAACTAACAGCCCGCTTTCCTATGGTGGTGATGGTTTAAGCTCTTCTATCAGAGGCACCCCGGAATATTTCGCTGGTGGCGGTGGTGGTGGTACTAACGGCGGCGGCGGTGCGGCTGGCGGACTAGGCGGTGGTGGTAAAGGTGCAGCGAGATACACCGGGAGCGATTGGTTTGCAGGAGCCGGTTTACCCAACACCGGCGGCGGCGGCGGTGGCGGATCAGACACCAACCCCAAGGGCGGAAACGGCGGCAGCGGCATCGTAATCATCAGATACAGGATCTAACACCATGAACGCATACCGCACAGTACACACCCCCGCCGGCCTGGCCATGATGGCCGCAGCGCAAGCCAGCGGCTCGCCCATCAACCTGGTAGAAATGGCCGTGGGTGATGGCAACGGCAACCCAGTTGCACCCGAAGTCCTCACCACCGGCCTGGTGCGCGAGCGTTACCGGGCAACAATCAACAGCGCAACTCAGCACCCCGGCGAGCCCAACCGCTGGACGGTTGAGCTAGTTATCCCAGTCAGCGTTGGCGGTTTTGTGATGCGTGAAGTGGGCGTCTTCGACAGCAACGGCACTCTGTTTGCCGTGGCTAACCTGCCAGACGCGCAAAAACCGGCCGAGGCCGACGGCGCCTACAGCGATACCGTGGTGCGCATGGAGTTTCTGGTCACCAACGCGGAAGACGTGACCTTCCTGATTGACCCCTCTGCCATCGTTGCCACCCGCACCTGGATCATGAACAACTTCACCAGCGCCCAGCTGCTGCCCGGCGGCAACACGGGCCAGGTGCTCACCAAACAGAGCAACGCTGACGGCGATGTTGACTGGGAGGATCCCGACGCCGCCAACGTCACAGTCGATATGATCGAAGAGCGCCAGACCCTCGCAGCAGGCCAAACGCAAATCGACCTGGCTGTCTGCACCACACGCGGGCTGGCGGTGTACATCGAAGGCGTCCGCATCAACCAGGGCGCGCTGGCGGCCGAGTGGGAGAAGAACCCCGCAGACGAGGACGCATCAATCATTCTCGGCAAGAGCTGGCCCGCCGGCACCAAAGTGCTGATGGCGCAGAATGAGCCCAGCAATATGGCCTCGCCCCCGCTGGAACGCGACCGCAACCTGGCCGACGTGCCAGACAAGGATGCAGGCCGTAATCACCTGGGCGTGTACAGCAAAGAGGAATCCGATCTGCTCGCCCCAGCGGGCCAGGTCGCGTACTTCGCCACGCCCACGCCGCCGAATGGCTGGCTCAAAGCCAACGGCGCACTGGTCAGCCGCGTTGCGTATGCTCGCCTATTCGCTGCCCTGGGCGAGAGCTGGGGCGCCGGTGATGGCTTCAACACCTTCAAACTGCCGGATCTGCGCGGCGAGTTTATCCGAGGGCATGACAACGGACGGGGCGTGGACATCGGGCGTGTATTTGGCACCGTGCAGCAGGGTGCTGTTGGTGAGCACGAGCACATCCTGTTCACAAATGAAATCGTCCACATGAATAGCTACCCGGTGCGTGACGCTAACGACTATGTGACATTTTACGGATCTTCCTCGAACGATCCGGCCTACCGCATGACACGCTCACTCACCGCGCAGAAACCGAGCATGGGCAAGTCTGGTGGAGTGCATAGCGGCGCCGGCGAAACCCGCCCGCGCAACGTCGCGCTGCTCGCCTGCATCAAGTATTGAGGCAACCACCATGACCAAAACCGTCTACCAAACCAACCGCGCCGGCCTGCTGCTGGGGCCTGTTGAGGCCGACGAATCCCCGTTGGAACCCGGCGTCTACCTGCTGCCCGCCGGCGCGGTAGAAATCCCGCCACCGGGTGAATGGCCGGACGACAAGTGGCCCCGCTGGACGGGCGCCGCCTGGGCGCTGGTCAACCGCCCACAGCAAACCGAGCAACCCAGCCCCGCCGCCAAGCTGGCCGCCTTTCTGGCGGACAACCCAGACGTACAAGCCCTGATCGAGGAGCAACAGCAATGAGCCAAGTTCTGGAAATGTGGGAGCACATGCCCGGCGTTGAAGTGGTCTATGCCGTAAGCGCCACACCGCCACCCGGCTGGCTGCTGTGCGACGGCTCAGCACTGGCCGCCGGCACCGCCGACAACCTGCGCGACCTGCTGATCGCCCAAGGCAACCCCTTTGGCGTATCGGGCGTAGATCCGCTACTGCCAGATCGCAGCGGCGAATCACTGCCCTACATCATCAAAGCCTGATAGCATCACCAGCGCTTAGGTCGAAGTAAGCGCCCCCGTTTCGGCGGGGTTCTTCGCCCGCCGTGTAACGCCCCCCGCACCACCGCCGCTAACTGGCTCCCCTCTCGCCCGCGCGTCACCCTCAAGGCTCACAGGTCAACGTACTGCAGGAGCCACCCATGCCAGCCGCTTATCACCACGGCGTGCGCGTCGTCGAGATCAACGAGGGCGTTCGCCCCATTCGCACCGTCAGCACCGCTGTGCTCGGCCTGGTGTGCACTGCCGACGACGCCGACGCCACCCTCTTCCCGCTCAACAAGCCCGTACTGCTTACCGACGTGCTCAGCGCCATCGGCAGCGCCGGTACCGAGGGCACGCTGGCCATTGCCCTCAAGGCCATTGCCGCCAACGCCAGCCCCGTCACCGTAGTGGTGCGCGTGGCTGAAGGTGCAGACGAGGCAGAAACCAACAGCAACGTCATCGGCACGGTCACCGCCGGCGGCGAGTTCACCGGCCTCAAGGCGCTGCTGGCTGCCAAAACCCAGCTGGGCGTTACCCCGCGCATTATCGGCGCACCGGGGCTGGATACCCTGCCGGTAGCAACCGAGCTGGTCAGCGTTGCCCAGCAGCTGCGCGCCATGGCCTACGCCAGCTGCTCTGGCTGCGAAACCAAAGAGGAAGCGGTCACCTACCGCGAGAATTTCAGCGCGCGCGAATTGATGCTCGTCTGGCCCGACTTCACCGGCTGGGATACCGACGCCAACGCCGAGGTCACCATTCCGGCTGTGGCGCTCGCCCTCGGTCTGCGCGCCAAAATCGACCAACAAACCGGCTGGCACAAGACCCTGTCCAACGTCGGTGTTAACGGCGTTACCGGCATCAGCAAACCGGTCTACTGGGATCTGCAAAACCCCGCCACCGACGCCGGCTACCTCAACGAAAACGACATCACCACCCTGGTGCGCGCTGACGGCTTCCGCTTCTGGGGCTCGCGTACCTGCAGCGATGACCCGCTGTTCGCCTTTGAGTCCAGCACCCGCACCGCCCAGGTACTGGCCGACACCATCGCCGAGGCGCACCTCTGGGCCGTAGACAAGCCCATGCACCCCAGTCTGGTGCGCGACATTCTGGAGGGCATCAACGCCAAGTTCCGCGAGCTCAAGGCCGGTGGCTACATCATTGACGCCAGCGCCTGGTACGACGAAGCCGCCAACAGCGCCGCCACCCTCAAAGATGGCCAGCTGCTGATCGACTACGACTACACGCCGGTACCGCCGCTGGAGAACCTCACGCTGCGCCAGCGCATCACTGACCGCTACCTGGCGGACTTTGCCAGCCGCATCAACGCCTGATCACCCAGCCCCGGCCGCACCGGGGCTAACTACTGGAGAGCGCCCCAATGGCCATGCCGCGCAAGCTCAAGAACTTCAACATCTTTAACGATGCCAACAGCTACCAGGGCATCGCCAAAAACATCACCCTGCCCGCCTTGGCACGCAAAATGGAGGCCTACCGGGGCGGCGGCATGAACGGCCCGGTCAAGGCCGACTTGGGCCTGTCCGACGATGGCATTCAGGTGGAATGGACCCTCGGCGGCTGGGATTTGCTCGCCATCCGCCAGTGGGGCGCCACCAGCGCCAGTGCCGTGGCCCTGCGCTTTACCGGCGCCGTGCAACAAGACGACACCGGCGCCACTCAGGCCGTTGAGGTAGTCATGCGCGGCCGGCATGAAGAGATCGACTTCGGCAACGCAGAGCCCGGTGGCGATACCGAGCACAGCATCACCACCACCTGCACCTACTACAAGCTGAGTGTGGACGGTGAGGTCCTGGTCGAGATCGACATTCTCAACATGGTCGAGATCGTCAACGGTGAAGACATCCTCGCCGACCAGCGCGCCGCCCTCGGCATCTAACCCTTGAGCCACAACAACACACCCCCGGTGCGCATGCCGGGGCCGCTCTCAACAAAGGAACGCACCATGGACACCCCAGAACACCCCAAGGCCGAGGCGCAAGCCCAGCCCACCACCGCTGACGACAACAACCAGGTCATCGAGCTGGACGAGCCCATCAAGCGCGGCAACAGCGATATCACCAGCATAACCCTGCGCAAGCCGGTATCCGGCGAGCTGCGCGGCGTGAACCTCATGGAGCTGGCCCAGATGGACGTGCAAGCCCTGCGCAAAGTGCTGCCACGCATCAGCACCCCAAGCCTGACCGACGTTGAGGTCGGCCGCATGGACCCGGCAGACCTGATGCAGTGCGGGGTCGCCGTGGCCAGTTTTTTGCTGACGAAGAAAGCGCGGCAGGCCTCCCTCGAAGCGTAGAAGAAGCCATGGGCGATATCGCCCTGGTGTATCACTGGGGGCCGAGCGAGATGGACCGCCTCGGCCTGCCAGAGCTGATGGACTGGCGCAACCGCGCAATCAAGCAATGGAACCAGGTGCATGGCGCAAAAGCTGAAACTTGAGGTCGTGCTGCAGGCGCTCGACCGCGCAACCAAGCCGATCCGCGCCATCACCCAGGGCAGCGTGGGGCTGGGGCGTGAGCTCAAGACCACCCGCGACCAGCTCAAGCAGCTGCAGCGCCAACAGGGCGACATCAGCAGCTGGCGCACCCTGAACAACGCCACCAAGCAAACCACGCAAGCCATCAGCGCCAACCGCGACCGCGTGCGCGAGCTGTCGCGTCAAATGGCGCAAACCAGCACGCCCACCCGTGCACTGAGCAACGATTTTCGCCGCGCCGTGCGCGAAGCCCACGCCCTCAAGCAAAAGCACCAGGAGCAGCAACGGCAGCTGCAGGGGCTGCGCGGCAAGCTGAATGAAGCCGGCATCAGCACCCGCAACCTGGGTGAGCATGAGCGCACCCTGCGCCAACGCATCGACAGCACCAACAACCAGCTGCAAGAGCAAGAGCGCAGGCTCAAGGCCGTCACGGCCCAGCAGCAGCGCCTGGCACGCGCCAAACAGCAGTACCAGCGCACCCAGGCAATGACTGGTGCCATGGCCGGTACCGGTGCCGCAGGCCTGGCCACCGGCAGCGCCATGCTGTACAGCGGGGCACGGCTGTTGGCGCCGGGCATTGAGTTTGATTCAGACGTCAGTCGGGTGCAGGCATTGGCCCGGCTGGAGCGCGACAGCGCCGAGCTGGCAGCGCTGCGAGCCCAGGCACGTGCGCTGGGGGCTGCTACCCAGTTCAGTGCCAACGAGGCTGCACAGGGCCAAGGCTTTCTGGCCATGGCTGGTTTCTCCCCCCAGGCCATCATGGATGCGATGCCGGCGATGCTCGATGCCGCCAAAGCCGGCAACGTGGAGCTGGCCACCACGGCGGATATCGCGTCTAACATCCTCACCGGTTTCAACCTGCAAGCCCGCGACATGACGCGCGTAAGCGACGTGCTGACCGCCGCGTTCACCCGCTCCAACACCTCGCTGGAAATGCTCGGCGAAACCATGAAGTACGCCGCCCCCAACGCTGCGGCCTACGGGCAAGACATCGAGATCATGGCAGCAGCAGCCGGCAAGCTGGGCGACGCCGGCATTCAGGGCGGCATGGCCGGTACCGCGCTGCGCGCCATTCTCAGCCGCTTGGCCGCGCCCCCCAAGATGGCGGCAGACGCCATTGCCGAACTAGGACTGCAGGTAGCAGACGCCGAGGGCAACATGCGCCCCCTGCCCGACTTGCTCAAAGAGATCCACGACCGCACCGCCGCACTGGGCTCTACAGAGCGCGGCGCCATTCTCAAGGCCATTGCCGGCGAAGAGGCAGGCAGCGCGCTCACCGTGCTCACACAGCAGGCCGGCAACGGTGGCCTGCAGACGCTGATCGGTCAGCTGCGCACCGCCCAGGGCGAAGCCGCTCGCACTGCCCAGGTAATGGGCGACAACCTCGGCGGCGATATCGCCGCGCTGAAAAGCGTCTGGGCAGACCTGGGCATCCAGATGCAGGACACCGCCAACAGCGACCTGCGCGGCATGATTAAAGCACTGGCTGAGATGGTGCGTGGCATTCGCCAGTGGATGGTCGAGAACCCGCTATTGGCCCGCGCGCTGATCAAAATCGCCATTGGCCTGGCAGCGCTCATTACGCTGTTTGGCGCGCTGACCATCGCCCTGGCTTCCATCCTCGGCCCCTTCGCCATGATCCGTCTGGGTCTGAGCCTGTTCGGCGTCAAAGCCATGGGCCTGCTGCCCATTCTCAAGGCCGTCGGCACCGCTTTCATGTGGCTCGGCCGCGCGTTGCTGCTCAACCCCATTGGCCTGGCCATCACCCTGTTGGTGACCGCCGGCTGGCTGCTGTACAAAAACTGGGACGGCGTCATCGGCGGGCTGAAAGCCCTGTGGGCAGATCTGGGCAGGGGCGCAAAAGCCATCTGGGTCGAGATCACCACCGCCTTTGACGGCGGTATTCTGGGCGTGGGCCAGCTCATTGCCAACTGGTCACCGCTGGGCATGTTCTACAAGGCCTTTGCCGCCGTCATGAGCTGGTTTGGCGTAGAGCTGCCCGGCAACCTGATTGACGGGCTGGTAGCCGGCCTCAAGCGCCTGGCGCCCGGGCTTGTCTCTGCGCTCAGCAAAATCGCATCCATGCTGCCTGCCAGCGTAAAGCGGGTGCTGGGCATCCACAGCCCAAGCCGTGTATTTGCCGAGCTGGGCGGCTTCACCATGCAGGGCCTGGCCCAGGGCATTCAACGCCAGCAGGGTGAGCCGCTGGCCGCCGTGGCGGGCGTGTCGCAACGCATGGCCAGCGCCGCTGGTGGCATTCGCTTTGACAGCCGCCGCCCGCTGTCGGCCCGCCCGGCCTACGCCGGTAGCACCGGCAGCCGCTACGAGATCCACATTCACGCCGCTGATGGCATGAGCCCGCAAGCCATCGCCCACGCCGTCGCCGCCGAGCTGGACCGCCGCGAGCGCGCCGCCGGCGCCCGCGCGCGCAGCAGCCTGTATGACCAGGAGTAACGCCCCATGATGATGGCCCTCGGACTCTACGTGTTCAGCCTCACCACCACCGCCTACCAACAACTGCAGCGGCAAACCGGTTGGCGCCACCCCAGTAACCCGCGCGTAGGCGCTCTGCCCGCGCGCCAGTTCGTTGGCAAAGGCGACGACACCATCACCCTGAGCGGGCTCATACTGCCCGAGATCAGCGGCCAACGGCTGTCGCTGGATGCCCTACGCCTCATGGCAGACAGCGGCAAAGCGTGGCCCCTTGTCGAGGGCACCGGTCGCATCTACGGCCTATGGATCATCGAAAACCTGCAAGAAACCAACACCCTGTTTTTCCGCGATGGCGCGCCCCGGCGCATTGAGTTCACGCTCACCCTGCAGCGCGTGGATGACAGCCAGATCGAGCTGCTCGGCAGCCTGCTCAGCACCCTCGGCAACATCCTGCGATGATCAACCTCAGCAGCCACCCGGCCCCCGCGTATCGCGTGGTCGTCAACGGGCAAGACATCACCAGCAAGATCAGCCCGCGGCTGATCAGCCTCACCCTGACCGATAACAGGGGCCTGGAAGCAGACCAGCTGGACATCACCCTGTCAGACCACGACGGCCAGCTGGCCATACCGCCCCGGCGCGCGCAGGTTGATCTGTGGCTGGGCTGGTCAGATACCGGGCTGGTGTACAAAGGCAGCTACGTAGTAGACGAAACCGAGCATAGCGGCGCACCAGACACACTCAGCATCCGCGCCCGCAGCGCGGACCTGCGCGCCGAGCTCAGCCGCAAGCGCGAGCGCAGCTGGCACAGCGTCACCCTGGGCGACGTGCTGCACACCATCGCCGAGGCCTACAGCCTCAAACCGGTGATAGACGTGGTGTTGGCCGCCCTCCCCCTCGCCCATCAGGACCAGGCCAACGAGTCAGACGCCAACCTGCTCACCCGCCTGGCGCAAGAGCACGACGCCATCGCCACCATCAAGGCCGGGCACCTGCTGGTCACCCCCGTGGGCGCCGCCAAAACCGCCAGCGGCCTGCCCCTGCCCCACGTGCAGTTCACCCGCACCAGCGGCGACAACCACCGCTTTTTGCAAGCAGACCGCGATGCCTACACCGGCGTGCGTGCCCACTACTACCAGCCCAACAGCGCAGAGCGGCTGGAAGCGCTGATCGGCACAGATGACAATGTCAAAACCCTGCGCCACGTCTACGCAGACCAGGCCAGCGCCCTGCAGGCCGTGCGCAGTGAGTGGCGCAGGCTGCAACGCGGCGCAGCCACACTCAGCTACACCCTGGCCCGTGGCCGGGCCGACCTGATACCGGAAATGACCTTTGGCCTCAGCGGCATCAAACCGGAGATCAGCGCGGTGGTGTGGCTGTGCCGGCGGGTAATGCACCAGGTGAATGAAAGCGGCTACACCGTTGCCCTGGAGTTGGAAAACCAACTGGCAGAAGATGAAGACCTGGCCGCCCTGGTAGAGACGCAATACACCGGGGTGATTGCCTGGTACCGCGACAAAGACGGCAACCAGCAGCCAGTAACAGAAGGGGATCAGACCAGCCCTCTGCGCCTGACTCACTTGTATGCGAGCCAGGCCAGTGCAGAGCGGGCGGTGAAGCGGGAGTTTGGGAGGCTGCAGGGCGCAGATTAACCCGTAATTTTATCTTCAGGCGACTTAATAGTGATTACGCCATTCAAAACATCCTGGCTTGCAGATGAAAGCAGCAGTGAAGTTTGAGCATACGCCTTGCGCACCTCTTCTTTCGTCACCTCATCAATTAGCGGATCTTTTAATATCTTTCTTTGCTTCCTCAGATCGCTCGCCAAAGCTGCCTTATATTTGATCAAATTTGTATCCACATTAAGAAATGCAAAAACTTTCACCAAAAACAGCGTAAGAAAAGGCGCCACCACTGCACCTGCAGGTACGACCATCTTCATCAAATCAACATCACCCTTACAGAAGTAGAGCCCAATCGAAGTGAGCAAAGTAGACATGCCCGCTGTAAAGTATGCCTGTGTCGTTTGAGACTTACTCATACTTCACCCGCCTCAAAGCGCTTTCTTATTTGGTCAACAACATACCCCGTAGAGTCAACCTCAACCGACTGCACGACCTTACCGCCGCGCCTGACAGTGATTACAACTTTCTCATTCGATACAAACCTAAAAAAAACATATCTGATAGCGGCTCGCACAAAGTAGTACAGCCCCGGTAACAACATAATCATCGAGACCCAAAACAAGAACTCCGAAACCGCCTTATACTCAGCCATAACAACTATATTAGTCTATTTTCTTCGCGTGCGTAATGTTTCACCACATCAACAACGGTATAAGTGTGCGTTGATCTGGTTTGCCTACGCAGAGTATGCACTTCCAAAAGAATCCCGAACAGATCATCCTTTGTAAACGACTTTTTACTTTGCTTTACCTGTTCCATAAAAGCTTCATCGATCAGTTCAACTGGGTGCTCTTCTCCATTCCCTAGCTTTACTCTCCAACCTTTAGACGACTCAAAATTAACTTGAGTGAAATGACAGGTTGTTTCGAACTGTTTTGTTTCTTCGCTTTCAAGCGACCCTTCCGGCAGCGGGTTGAATGATTTAGTTTCATCTGACTTAAACTGAAGCATAGGCAGCTCGGCAGCATCCAGCACTTGCACCACACCAGTGGGATTGTTTGCTATTGGCGCTTGAATAAAGTCGTGAATAGACGCTCGTACTTTCTTGTCAACCGCCATTCGACCTACTTTGGCTGTTGTGGTTATAGGCGGCTCGCCCTCAACTTCAATGGTAGCTTCGTCAGCATCTTCATCGAAATCAATGCGGGTAACACGCTTACCCTTCATCTGCTTCACAATTTCCAGCACAGAAGCCGCGCCGACTGTTCCGATCACCCCGGTAATGCCAAGAACCTTCAAAGCAGCCAGCGCGGCAGGGCTGGTTGCAACAGCCATAAATACCACTTCAACTGAACCCTCGCGCGCTGGAGTGGTGACCTTCAGCTCAAGCACTTCGCCGCTCAGCTCTTTGTTTACTGCGTTTACCGATTCGCTCACCCCAGTAATTGCCTTGCCAAGTACAGCCGCGTCAATCTCGTGACGACTGTAGTCGCCGTTTTCGTCATCGTAAGAAATAGAAAATGTTTCGCTGAAAAGCTTAGCCATAAATAACTATCCATTTAAATAATCACGATAGGCGTTAGCTGCCGAACAGCACCCGCTGCCAATGATCCTCACCCACAATAGCGATCGGCACCCCAGCCTCCCGCAGTTCCACCGCCTTCATGATCTTCAGCCCGTAGCTGCTGTGCCGCCATTGCTCGTTACCAACGCTACCCACAACCAGGTAGTGCACCTTTTTGCTCACGCCTTTGGCGATCTCGCCGCCCAGGTCCAGCACAATCTGCTGGCACTCTTTGCGGGGGCCAAACGCCATGACGCCGGTAAATACAAAAGACCGGCCAGCGCAGATCAAATCAGGGGCGGGGTCGCAAAGCGGCAAGTCATTGGGGGCAGTAAAGGTGTGTTCGGTAGGTAGGGGCTTCTCAAGGCTAAGCCCGGCAAAGCTATGCAGCATGCCCAGCAGTTCACTCGCCTCTTCAGCGTCCAACACGCTATCTGCAAGCATCAGGTTCAGACGCTGGTACAACAGATTCACCACAGGGTCATCCAAATGCACCAGGTTGGCTTCCAGCCAGTCACGCAGAAACAGCGCCTCTGACTGGCTCACTACACCATCAGCCACAATCCCGGCAGCGAGCCCGACCAGCGCGTCGGCTGATCGACGGTCCATCCGGGCTTGGTTGAAAAAACGGCTCTTAGCAAATTCGTTGTGCAGGTCAGGCACAGCAACCTCCATGTTTTTGGTCGATTAGCGGGGCTACCGCTGAATAGCCTCTCGAACGGTCCAGAGATCAACAGCGTCGTTGCCGACATAGAGCCGGAATTGCACCTGGGTGAAACCGGTATCTAGGACACTTATCTGGTACTGGCTGCTGAGCGGTACGCAGAACATATTGTTCAGCAGGTAGTCCATAGCGCGGGCGTCATCGCTTACCGCCGCCGTAATGAACTGATCGAGGTGCTCTTCGCTCACACAGCCAACATAGCCACCGTCTTTCAGGCTGGCGGCGTGGCCTGATGAGGTGAATGCGACAGCAACCAATACTGCTGCCAGAGTGTTCTTCAGAAACTCCAATGCGTAGCTCTCCCTTGCTTCGGAGCACCACCAAACGGCGGTGCTCTTTCTGGCGCGCTAAGCCGGCAAGCCTAGCAACGCTCTTACCACCCGCAACACATCCTGCTGCGCCTGCTCATCTAGCTGGCGAAATCCCTGTAGCAGCGCCGCTTCCTGTGCGCTCAACGGCAGAGATACGGACGTTTTCGGGTTTTCCTGGTACTCCATATTTCGCTCCTTGTCAGGGTGTCCGGCGCCACCTTGGCACCGACCACACACCCTGCAGGGAGTGTCAAAGCAATGCGCTCCGGGCGCGATGGCTAATTGGCATCACATCCCGCTGATGTCTCCGCCAACGCGCTCACCATGCGCTGTGCAGCCCCTTGGTCAGCGCTGCGCATCTTGCGAAAGTCTTCAACCAACCGTGCTTCCGGCTCGCTCAGCGAGCTTTCTGGCGTGGGCGCGCGGATCCCGCTGACCACATACAGCACGTCAACACCCACCAGGCGGGCAGCATCCAGCGCTGTGGCGCCAATCTCGCCCGTACCGGCTTCATAACCAGCCAATGTGCGCTTGGCGACGCCGATTTTTTCGGCAAATTCACCCTGCGTCAGGCCTACCCGCTGCCGCTCTTCTTGCAGGCGGGCGCCTATCTGCGCTCTCGAATGATGCAAATATTTTCATCCCTACTATTGACTGATGCAGATTCGTGCATCATCCTTGCGCTGTCATCACATGAAATTGCACGAATTTACACTATGCCCAACGCCTACCCCACAGAGCAAGCCCGCAAAGCCGCCCGCGCAAGGCTCATCGCCCAAGGTCTTTCATCGAAAGAGTGGGCAGAGCTGCACGGCTTTAAACCATCCACCGTGTACGCGGTGCTCAACGGCCAGCAGAAGTGCCTGCGCGGTGACGCGCATCGTGCCGCCGTGCTGTTGGGTATCAAACGGGGCACGGTGAAACCCTACCCCGCCGCCCTAGCAGAGGGGTAACAGAAGATGAACCGCGAGATTCTTGAAACCCGCCGCCAGGTTGTCAGCGCTGTTATCCGTGCCTACCCCGGTGGCCGTGAGGGCGCTGCAGGCCTGCTGGGCCTAACCCTCAAGCAGTTCGACAACCACGCCTACGAGAACAACGGCCACCGGCCGCTGGACGACAGCCAGATCATCCAGCTTGAGGCAGTGACCAAAACCACCTACCTGGCTGAGTACATCTGCCAGCAGTACGCAGGCTTTTATGTGCCCATGCCTGCCGCCGAGCTGCTGGACAACATCGAGCTGCACCAACGCGGCTTGCGCACCTCCAGCAAGCGGGGGCTGGTTGACCAGTACATTGCCAAAGCACTGGACGACGGCGAGATCAGCAGCGCAGAAAAGCGCGAGATCCTCGCGTTACACGCCAAGCACCTGTCAGAGCGGCACGGCCAAGTGCTGGCCACCATCACGCTGCACAGCCGGGTGAAACCATGACTGCCCCAAACCACGGCGGTTATCGCTGCCTGTGCCCGGCCTGCGGTGAGCCGATGTTTATCCGCAAGTCGGAGAAGCAAACGCCCACCTTCCAGACCATGTATGGCCGCTGCAACAACCTGGTGTGTGGGGCCAGCTATGTGGGCTCGCTGACGTGGGATTACACCCTGTCGCCCTCTGGCCTGCCCAACCCACAAGCAACGCTGCCGCTGTCTCCAGCCAAAGAACGGCTGCAGGCCATGCGCGATCTGGCGCCCAGCGCCAACAAAGACCAGCTCACATTCCTTGAACAGCTCGACCAGGAGGCCACCGCATGAACGCCTTACAGGATTATCAGGACGATATGCAGGCCGCTGCACTGACCTACATGCAACGGCACGAGGCAGAGCACCTGGGCGCAAGCCAGGCGCTGATCAACCGCGCGGCAGACCACCTGGAGTGCGCCCTCGGCGTAACCCGCCCGCTGGCAGAAAAGCTGGTGCTGCGCGCCTACGGTGAGTTGCATAGCGCAGAGCAGCCCTACCGGGTAGACCTTGAGGCAACTAGCGCCCACACCCTTGCCCTGGTGGACACCCGCACCGGTCTGACCCACGCCATACCGGCCGAGCTGATCGCGCGCTATTTGATTGCCACGCCCAAGCGAAAACGGCTAACCGCCGTCAACTGACCCCCAAACACCCCAGCCCTTGCCCGCCTTGCGTGGGTAGGGGGCAGCTGCACCCAGAGCACGGTGAACTACATGCAAAACCTGACGCACCAGCCCCCACAACCGCCACAGGCGCCCCGCTGTGCTGCCACCCTGCGCGAGCATCTGAGCAGCCTGCCGGCGCTGCAACACACCGCCAGCAACCACCCCATGCTGCAGGACTGGCTCCAGCACATGCTGACCGAGGCAGCAGCCCGCAACCAGGTCATGCTGAGCTGGTACGCCTCCCGTGCTGACGGTTATCTGCTGGGCCTGAGCTTTAACAGCAAACGCGGCGTTACCGGTGAGCTGCTGGAGCTGGGCCAGCTGTGCCGCCGCCTGTCAGCGGAGGCCGGCCAGTGAGTGCAGTACGTGAAATGCCGCCAGCCCTGCACCAAACGGTGCTGCACCGTCTGAAAGAGCAATACAATTTGGTGCCAGCCGGCAGCACAGGCTGGCTGCGCAAGGGCATGTGCCCGGAGTGCCACGGCGGCAAAAGCAAAGAGCCGTCGCTCTACGCCCACCACGCAGCGCCCTGGGTGCTTATGTGCGGCCGAGGCTCATGCCGGCACCAGATCCACATCAAAGACATCTACTCTGATCTGTTCGAGGATGTCAGCCGCAACCACCCGGCCACCCCGGAAAACCCCGCCGCCAGCGCAGATGCGTACCTGAGCTTTAACCGCGGCTTTGACCTGCAGCAGATCCGCGGCTGGTACACCCAGGAGAACTACTGGGACCAAACTCTGGACATCGGCAGCACCACCGTGCGGTTCACCATGCCCGATGGCGGCTACTGGGAGCGGCTGATCGACCGGCCCAGCCGCTTTGGCAGCAAGAAAGCCCGCTTCAAACCCGGCTGGAGCTACCGGGGTAAATGCTGGGTGCCGCCGTGCGTGGATCTGCTGGAGGTCAAAGAGCTATGGATCGTCGAGGGCATATTCGACGCCATCGCCCTGCTACACCACGGTATCGCCGCCGTCTCCATGATGAGCAGCGCGCCCTACCCCGAGGCCTTTTTGCAGGAGCTGGCCACCCAGCGCCTGGCGCAGGAAGGCAAAGACGGCAAAGCCCCTAAACTGCCCGCCCTGGTCTGGGCGCTGGACAACGAGCCATCGGCCCGCGCCGGCATCCGCAAGTACGGCCCCCGCGCCGCTGAGCTGGGCTATCGCAGCAGCGCGGCGCAGATCCCGCAGCGCGGCCGCAAGGTGGACTGGAATGACCTGCACCAACTGCGCTGGGCCAACATCGATGACGAGGCCAAGCGTAAGGAGCGTATTGATAAAGACCTGCATGAGGCGCGCCACTACGGCGACCTGCTGCTGGCTGAAAGCGCCAGTGATTACGCCATGCTCATGTACACCTGGCACGAGCGCCAGGAGTTCCCCTTTGTCTACGAGAACTGCCTCTACTGGTTCAAGCTGGACCTGAACAAGTACAACGCCGCCCGCGAAGCGCTGGACGGCAGCGAGCGGCAAGAAGACCGCCTCATGACCGAGAAGCAAAAGCGCGACAAAGCCCTGCGCCTGGCCGGCGGTGTTGTCGAGCTGGCCAACTGCGCATTTGAGGCCCTGTACTACCAGCGCAACCTGATCACCGATGAGGCCTGGTACTACCTGCGCATCGACTTTCCGCATGACGGCGGCACCGTCAAAGCCACCTTCACCAGCGGCCAACTGGCCGCTGCGGCCGAGTTCAAAAAGCGCCTGCTGCACGTGGCCACCGGCGCCATGTATACCGGCAGCGGTGGCCAGCTCGATCACCTCATGCGTAAGCAGCTGTACGGCCTCAAGGTGGTCGAAACCATCGACTACATGGGCTACAGCAAAGAGCACCAGGCCTATGTGTTTGCCGACGTTGCGGTCAAGGGCGGGCAGGTTTACCACGCCAACGACGAAGACTACTTCGACATGGGCAAAACCCGCCTCAAGACGCTGCAGCGCTCTATCCAGCTTCACATTGAAACGCGCCCCAGCCACTACAACCCAGACTGGCTGCCCAAGCTGTGGCTGTGCTTTGGCGCAAAAGGGGCCATTGTGCTGGCGTTCTGGCTGGGCTCGACACTGGCCGAGCAGATCCGGGGCGTGCACAAGAGCTTCCCGTTTCTGGAGTTCACCGGCGAGCCCGGCGCGGGCAAGTCCACGCTGATCAACTTCATCTGGAAAATGTTCGGCCGGGCCGACGACGAAGGCAAAGATCCATCCAAGGGCACCCAGTCAGGCCGCCGGCGGTGGATGGGGCAAGTGTCCAACCAACCCGTGGTGCTGCTGGAGGCCGACCGCAACGACCCCAGCGCCGCCGCCGGCGGACGCCCCAAAAAAGCCTACGACTGGGACGAGCTCAAACCGCTGTACAACGGCGGCAGCCTGGGCGTGACCGGTGTAAAGACCGCCGGCAACGAAACCTACGAGCCACCCTTTCGCGGCAGCATCGTCATCAGCCAGAACGCGGCCGTAAGCGCGCATGAGGCAATTTTGACCCGTCTGGTCAAAGTGATACTGATGCGCGCGGAAACAACGCCAGAGAGCCGCGTTGCCATCGCAGAGCTGGAACAAATGCAGGTGGAGCAGCTGAGCCACTTCATGGTCAAGGTAATGACCCAAGAGGCCGGGCTGATGGAATGCTTTCTCAAGGCGTTCAAGGGCCACGAAACCACCCTGCGTGGCGTTAAAGAGATCCGCGTGGAACGCATCATCAAAAACCACGCGCAGATGATGGCCCTGATCGACTGCCTGGCAATGGTCTGCCCCCTCACTCAGCAGCAGGTCAACGAGTGCCGCGCGGAGCTGGTGAGCATGGCCATCGAGCGCCAGTTTGCCATCAGCGCAGATCACCCGGGCGTGGCGCAGTTCTGGGAGGTGTACGACTACCTGGAGGCCGAGCGCGACGACGGCGTAGTCAACCACAGCCGCGACCCCAACCTCATTGCCATCCACATCAACGACTTTGTGCGCCTGGCGGCCGAGCACCGCCAGGAGCTACCCAGCGCGAGCGACCTGCGCACCTGGCTGCCCGACAGCAGCAGCCGCAAGTACCTGGGCCAACGCGCAGTAAACAGCCGGATCCGCGAGCGGCAAAACCAGCAACGCGGCTTCGACAACCTCAAGCCCATCACCGTCCGGTGCTGGGTGTTTGAGAACCCCAACCGGCGCGGCAACGCCGAAACCAACTGAAAGGAAAGCACCATGCAAGGCAAACCGTACATCGGATTTTTTCACGACTTCACCATCACGGACCTGCGCAAGCCCTATTGGGCGTCAGGCCCAGCCAACGGCAAGTACGTGCTGGGTGCCGTGTTGCCCACCCGCGACGGGCGGCGCACGGGCAATGCAAAGATCATGGCCACCTGCGGCGTGGACTACGCCGACGGCACGCCCAGCCAAACCAACTACCTGGTGAAAACCGACGGGGGCAATTCGCGCTGGCTCAGTGGCGCAGAGCTGGAAGAGCTGTTCTATCCGCCAGAGTGGGTGGCCTACATCGCCAAACGCCAAACCCATGACGATGACGTGCGGGCGGCACTGTTCAGCGGCCTGTTCGGGAAGCCCCTGCAATGAGCCACCGCACCCAAGACATCGCCACCCTGGCCGGCAGCGCCGTACTGATCTGCCTGGGCCTGGCCGTGGCCCACTTCTTCCCTGACGCGCTCATGGCCCTGGCGCACCAGTAACACACCGCCGGCGCGGCAACGCCGGCACCCCCAAGGAGAGCACCATGCAAGCAACTGCAACCTACACCAACCAGCTCGACCAGCAGCGCACAGCAGAACACCTGTACAAAAAACTGCAGGCCATGCAGCGCCAACGCCAGGCCGTGCAGGCATCCGGCCTGCCAGCCCTGCGCCGGCTGGTCACCATAGCCCAACGCAGCAGCGGCCAAAGCGCCGTGGTCGCCCGCTTTCTGCTGGGGCTGTACAACGGCCCGGAGCACCCCTTCCCCCTCACCGACCTGCGCGCCCTGGACGAAGAGATCCACAGCGACTGCATGGCCGTGCTGATGATGGACTGGGCACCCGAGCAAGAGGTGCATGAGCTGATCGAGGGCGGGCACCACATCTTCCAGAGCCTGGTGGCGCGCTGGGGTTAACGCCCACCCACAAAAAAGCCCCGGTGAGCGGCAACTCAGCGGGGCTAACCACAGAAAGGAGAGCACCATGCAAGCAACTCAACCCAACAGCGGTACCGAGCAGGCTACCACTGACGGCAACATCAAGCGATACAAGGTTAGCGAGACGTTCGGCGAGTTCGAGGTCAGGCTCGAAGTAGACCACAGCATCCTGACGCCCGCTCGCGCCAAGGAGATAAATGAATTTTGGGGAAGCCCGGAAGATCGGATTGCCGCAGAGAAAGGCGACGAGGTCAAAGCCGTCATCCGCTTGGCCGGCTCACGTGCAGCCGCAATGATCATCAGCGACGGCTGGGGCGGCGCCAGCTTTGGCTCTGGCAGGCCCGAGGCCGGCGAAATCTGGTCAAAGCAATTCCGTGCCCAGGAAGGCTGGGGCGGAGAGGAAGACACCCCATTTGGCTGGTGCGGGATCCGCATTATAGCCGCTGACGTAGAAATGCCCGGCTTCGATGATTTCGAGTTGAAGGAGGTGGCCCGTGGATAAAACTGATAGCAGCGATCTGGAACTGTACGAACACCTCCCCGAATGGGCCACCGGCCATGCTAAAGGCGAGTACGTTCTCGGAGCGCACCTACCAACCCGCGACGGTAGACGCTGTGGCAATGCCCACATCATCGCAACAGAGAAAGCCAGATGGGATGAAGCCAAAACCGTCTACGTCTGCCTGACTGATGCTGGCCGAGTGATGCGGCTCACTAAAAGCGAACTGGAAGATTCTTTTTATCCCCCGGAGTGGATATCCGATATCAACGAGGTCAACCGGAAGTTCAGCCCACACGTGAATCTGTCATCCATCGAAAAAGCCAAGCAGCGACTGCAGGGCTTTCTCCATGCACGCAGCGGACACGACCTCTTCGCCCTGGCAAGCGAAATGGCATTGACCAAAGAAGAGTGGGAGCTGATCAGAACCGACTGTCTCTGGATGTCCGCCAGCATGATCCAGGAGCTGGATGAGCTGTTTGCCAGCTTGGCAGACCCGGAGGCGCCGCTATGAAAGCACTCAGCATTCGCCAGCCGTGGGCGTGGCTGATCATCCACGCCGGCAAAGACGTAGAAAACCGCACCTGGTGCACCAACTACCGGGGGCGCTTCCTTGTGCATGCAGCCAAGGGCATGACCCAGCGCGAGTACCAGGACGCCAAGCAGTTTGCCGCGCTCAACGGCGTGCACAACCTGCCGGAGTTCGACGAGCTGCCGCGCGGCGGCATCGTGGGCAGCGTTGAGCTGGCAGACTGCCTTAGCCGCTCTGATTCCCCGTGGTACACCGGCGACACCGCCCTGGTACTGCGCAATCCGCAGCCGCTACCGTTCACGCCCTGCCCTGGGCGCCTGGGCTTATTTGAGATTGAGGGGGTGGCACATGGGTAAGTATCAAGCCAGAACATGGACTGACGCCGAAGTAGACCAGGTGCGCCGCCGCTACCCCAACGAGCGGGCAAAGGACATCGCTGCTGACCTTGGCCGCCCGCTGCAGCACGTTTACAGCCTGGCCAGCCGCCTTGGGCTGTCCAAGTCTGAGGCGTTCAAGGCAAGCGACCTGTCCGGCCGGTTGAATGGCACACAGGGCGAAGCCGGTCGATTCGCCCCGGGGCGAAAGCCATGGAACCAGGGCAAAAAGGGTATGACCGTCGGCGGTCGCTCCAAAGAAACGCAGTTCAAGCCCGGCCACAAGCCGCACACCTGGCAACCGGTTGGCGCCGAGCGCATCACCCAAGATGGTTACCTGGAACGCAAAGTGACGGACACCGGCTGCACTCGGCGCGATTACCAGGCCGTGCACCGCCTGGTCTGGATCGAGCACCACGGGGAGATACCCGCCGGCCACGTCGTCGTATTCAAAGACGCCCTGCCCAAGCACGAAAACATCACCATCGATCGGCTGGAGCTGATAACCCGCGCCGAGCTGGCCAGCCGCAACACCATTCACCGCTACCCGCCCGACGTTAAACAGGTCATCCGCCTGCAACGCAAGCTGGAGCGCAAAGTTAGGGAGCTGGCAGATGAAGAATAAGATGCAAGACCTCAGAAACCACCTGTTCGCCCAGCTGGAGAGCCTGTCCGACCCGGAAGCCAAAGTGGACCTGGAGCGCGTAAAAGCCATGACCGAGATCAGCAAGGTGCTGGTGGACTCCGCCAAGGTAGAAGTCCAGTTCATAAACGCCGCCGGCGGAAAGCACAGCACCGGCTTTATTGAGTCCAAGCCGGAGCTGCCTGCGCCAGGAAAAGGCATTGGCCGTGAGCACTGACAAGGTAAGCCGCCAGCTACTCGAAACCGAGGCACGCGACTGGCTGCGCCGAGGCTACACCAATAGCCAGCGCGTGGCCGAGCTGCAGGAGCTGATCGCCAGCAAACGCGGCAACGCCGCGGCAAAGCGTCTGCTGGAAGAAATGCGCCGGCAGTGGACCCGCCGGGCCGAGTGGATGCAATAAGAATTCAGCAGTGCAGTTTCTCGGCCCCTGCGGGGGCCGTTTTTTTGCCAGGCGGTTATTCTGGCGACGATTCATCACAGCGTGGGGACGCTATGGCAGACGGTGTAGAGGTGCGCGGTAACCGCGTGCGCGTGTATTTCAGGTATCAAGGGGAACTGTGCCGAGAAGCGGTGAGCGGTGATGCAACACCCGCCAATATCGCCAACGCTCAGCGGCTGGCGGGCACCATCAATTACGAAATTCAACAGGGCACCTTCGACTATGCCCGGCACTTCCCCAATTCACCCAAGGTGAAAACCAGCACGCTGGGTTACTACCTGGACCTGCTGCTCGACATCAAGCGCAATGAAATGTCCGCATCGGGCTACAGGGGGCACGCCAGCAAGGTCAGAAACCACATCAGGCCCAAGTGGGGCAACCGGCAGGCCGAGAGCATTGAACACATCGAGGTAACCGCCTGGGTGCAACAGGAGCTGATGGCAAAGCTGCACAACAAGACCATCCGCGACATCGTTAACATCATGCACCAGACCTACACGCTCTACCGCTCGCGCAACAGGTCAGCACACGACCCCACCACCGGCATCACCATCAAGCTGCCAGATACCGAAGAGGTGGACCCGTTCAACCGCGAAGAGATCGAGAAGATCCTCACCCCAGACCCTGACCTACAGCAGGAGATCAACCTCGCCCAGTTCATGCTGTGGAGCGGCCCCCGCGTGTCTGAGGCCATTTCATTGGCGTGGGAAGACGTGATCGATCTGGAGGCCGGTATCGTCCGGTTCCGTCGCGCCCAGGTACGCGGCCACTACAAGGTAACCAAAACCCGGCGCTCAAACCGCGAGCTCAAGCTGCTCAAACCAGCCCACGACGCCCTACTCGCCCAGTTCAAGCTGACAGGGCACTTGCCGCCCGTTGAGGTGGCCGTCACCGAACGGGACAACCGTACCGTGCGCAAAAGCCGGCTGCGGTTTGTGTTCCACAAAACAACCACGCGAGCGGCCTGGACCAGCTCAGACGTGCTACTGAAAAATTGGTGGGTAGGTCATCTGGAGAAACATGGCGTGCGGTACCGCAGCCCAAAAAACTGCCGGCACACTTTCGCCAGCCAAGTGCTGAGCACCGGCGTTGCACCGGTGGAATGGATCGCCGAATACATGGGCCACACCACCACCGCGATGATCCACCGCCACTACGGCACCTGGATACCACGGCGTGCGCACGACCAGCTCGACATAATCGCCGCAGCCCTGAAACTCTGAACCAAAAACGACAAAAGCCGCCCTCAAGAGGCGGCTTTTTCGTGCCTGTTATTCCCAAAGTGTTCCCAAAACGATCCCCTTTAGAGGGGCACCTCTTGCGTTCACCAATGAAAACAACAGCTTATATGGTGCGGACGGGGAGACTCGAACTCCCACACCTCGCGGCGCCAGAACCTAAATCTGGTGTGTCTACCAATTTCACCACGTCCGCTTTGTAGCGCTTCAAACGAAAACGCCAGGCAGTGCCTGGCATTTTCTAAAATAAGTGGGGTGGACGATGGGGATCGAACCCACGACAACAGGAGTCACAATCCTGTGCTCTACCAACTGAGCTACGCCCACCACTACATACTTCTCGTTCACACAGCCTTGCCTGAATGGCACGCCCGGCAGGACTCGAACCTGCGACCATCCGCTTAGAAGGCGGATGCTCTATCCAGCTGAGCTACGGGCGCCCTGTGCATTCTTTCGCCCGTTAGAGCTAAGACGTCCAGATCAACTTGTGACGCTAATCCGGTGCTACCTGGTCGCCTTCCAAACCGGTGTCGCTGTGTTTGTGAAGCGGGGCGAATAATACTGAGCGACGCCCACCACGTCAACGCTCAGAACAAAAAAATTTAATCACATGAGGAAGTTATCCTGATTCCCTGCACTAACCATCAATAGCCGTATGACAATTCAGCACAGTCTTCGGGGTTTTCCGACAACCTGCCCCACTCGCCCTTTTTCCGCAGGGTCCGGCATGCCACAATAGCGCCACTTTTTTCTGCGTCAGGAACCCC